ATGAAAGAAAACAAATATAATAATAGCCATTTCTTCAGTCAATATTCTCAAATGTCCCGTTCGGTAGAGGGCTTGAAAGGAGCCGGAGAATGGCATGTATTGCAGAAAATGCTCCCTGATTTTGCTGGGAAAAGAGTTTTGGACTTAGGCTGTGGATTCGGCTGGCATTGCGCCTATGCAATAGAGCACGGAGCAACACACGCTACCGGAATTGATATTTCGGAGAAAATGCTCGAAGAAGCTCGGAAAAGAAACCCTTCTCCACTCATTGAATACCAATGTATGGCTATCGAAGATTTTGATTTCCAGCCAGATTCTTATGATATTGTCATCAGCTCGCTAACCTTCCATTATCTCGAATCCTTTACGGATATATGCCGAAAAATCAATAACAGCCTGACTCCGGGAGGCACTTTCGTCTTCTCCGTAGAACACCCGATATTTACGGCCTATGGCAATCAGGATTGGCATTACGACCAGGACGGGAAGCCTATTCATTGGCCGGTAGATCGTTATTTTACGGAAGGCAGACGCACAGCAGTCTTCCTGGGCGAAGAGGTTATCAAATACCACAAGACGCTGACTACGTATATAAACGGTCTCCTTCAAACCGGATTTGAGATATGCGAACTTATAGAGCCACAACCGGACGAAAGCTTACTGGATATCATTCCGGGAATGAAAGATGAATTGCGACGCCCCATGATGCTTCTGATCTCTGCCAATAAAAAAAGTGAGACCGCAAAGTGATGAGATTCAAGGTATTGAGAAATAATAGGTAAAAAACATTCGTTTAGCTATTGTTAATTAAAAAATACTCCCTATCTTTGCACCGCTTTTGAAAAGAACAACCCTTCAAAAAAGTAGCGGGGTGTAGCGCAGTCCGGTTAGCGCACCTGCTTTGGGAGCAGGGGGTCGTGGGTTCGAATCCCGCTACCCCGACTACAAAAAAGAGGGTTATTAAGTTCAAATTTTTTCGGGGTGTAGCGCAGTCCGGTTAGCGCACCTGCTTTGGGAGCAGGGGGTCGTGGGTTCGAATCCCGCTACCCCGACGAAAAATTCAAGTCAAGAAAAATTGAATGGTGTTGAGCTGATACAGTTTGTATCGGCTTTTTTCGTTTATGTAAATTAGACACAATTATACCCCGTTTTGGGGCAAATAAAGAGGGTATTTCTTTGAACTATCTTTGAACAAGTTTCTCTATTTACATTCGTTTAGGGGAAATTAAAGCAATTTCCTATCAAATAACCCCGATTCAAGCTGTTTAATGCATTTTTAAACCTTTAAAAAACATTAAAACAGTATATGGCAACATTTAAAGCAGTTGTTTTCCAAACTGGAAAACACATAAAACTAGATGGAACATCTAATATAAAGATTAGAATATATCATAATAGAGAGTCACAGTATATATCTACCGCTTATTATATCCGCCCTGAAAACATGGACGAATCCGGAAGAATCTTATCGGGAGTGACAAACGGAGAAATGATAGAATACGAAATAAATGCGTATATCCAGAAGATCCGGAGAGAATATTTAAAATTGGGGCAAGATAGAACACAATTCATGTCTTGCATGGATCTCAAGGAGGAAATAGAAAAATCTCTCGCTCCTGATGCTGAATTTATAGACTTCGTAGAATTCGCTCAAAACATAGTAATTCAGACGAAAAAGAAGAAAACAGCCGAATGGTACAGCTCTTCTATCGATACTCTATGCTGGTACACGAAAAGGAAAAAGATAGATATTAAGTTAATCACCTCATTCCTACTAAATAAGATGATAAAAGACCTGTATCAATCAGGCCCAGCAGGTATTCCGCTAGAACCTGGCACAATAAGCCATTATCTTAGAGGTTTAAGAGCATTATACAACAAAGCCAAACTCTATTATAACAACGAGGACTTCGATATCATAAGAATACCTGGTGATCCGTTTAAAAAGGCAGAGATTCCGGAGTATCGAAGAAAAAGAAAGAATATAGACATCAATACCTTATTAAGAATTCGAGATTTCCAGTCCGATAAAAGACGAACTAATATGGCACGAGACGTATTTATGATGATGTTTTACATGATGGGGGTCAACATCAACGACCTTTATAGTATTTCGTGCGAACGTCGTGGAAGATTAGAGTACACACGTTCAAAAACGAATACGGATAAGAATCACGAACAGGTACCACTTTCCGTAAAGATCGAACCAGAACTTCGCACACTTCTTGATAAATATACAGAAGGGTATTTCCTCTCCTACTTTCATACTAACTATTGCAGCTTGAACAATTTCATGCGTGCAATCAATAGTGGGCTGAAAGACATTTGCTTAAATTTAGAGATTGATTTTAAAGTTACTACTAATTGGGCGCGCCACACATGGGCTAGTTTAGCAAGAAATAAAGCCGGAGTACCAAAAGCTGACATCGACTTCTGTCTTGGCCATGTGAACAATGACTATAAAATGGCTGATATTTACATTGATATAGATTATAGTATTTGCGACAAGGCAAATCGCGCTGTATTGGATTTATTGCAAAAAAAAGAAGAAAAAAAAGAGTGAAACGTTTGCAAATACAAAAACTCTCTCTATATTTGCAAACATAATGGTGTTGAGCTGGATAAAACAATGATTTTATCCGGCTTTTATTGTTCCTATACAATTTAATAGCTTTTAATTACTGAAACCTATCTCCTCTTTATGTTATGCGCCAAAAAACAATGACGCATGGAAATTACAGTATCAAAAACAGCTTTATCAGATAAGCTAAAATCAGTCGGGCGAATTATACAGCCTAAAAACTCATTACCTGCCTATGACAACTTTTTGTTTGTTATAGATGAATTTGGAGTCATTCTAGTAACCGCAGGTGAAGAAGGTGGACGCATCTCTACAAACATAGATGGTACCGCAGACTTCACCAATTACACTTTCATGGCTAATGCAAAAACATTACTTGACGGACTAAAAGAAATTCCCGAACAACCTTTGATTATATCCATCCTTGAAAAGGAATTGATTGTCAAGTATGCAAACGGTAAGTTCTCAATACCTATTGAGAAAGGAGATCAATACCCATCTATGAGTACGGATGATACCGCCAGCCCATTTCTTGTATCAGGCAATGATTTATTATACGGAATAAGGCAAGTTTTGATCTGTAGTGCCAATGATGAACTCCGTCCGGTACTGAATGGTGTCTATTTTGATATCGGTTTAGATTCAATGTCATTTGTCGCAACAGATGGTACCCGCCTAGCAATGATTGAGAATCCATCCGCTTATACGCGCAAGGAACGGGCGGCCTTTATCCTGCCGAGCAAGTTTGCTAAAGTACTTTCTAACATTGTTCCGGAAGATTGCATGGAAGTAGAGATATCGGTAAATCAGACTAATATTTTATTTGAGTTTGATTCATACCGGTTAATCTGCCGTATGATCGAAGGCCGGTATCCTAACTATCGCGCTGTTATTCCTCAAAAGCAACCAAATCGTGCTGTATTAAAGAAAGCTGATATTGTGTCAGCTTTAAAGCGCGTATCTGTCTTCTGTGATGAAAGTTCGTCTTTGGTAGTTCTCAAGTTCGATTCTGACTCTCTTAAAATTGCAGCTCATGATTTAGATTTTTCTAAGTCTGCAGAAGAAACGATTACCCTGCAGTCAGGCTGTAATATTGAAATCGGCTTTAGAAGTAGCTTCTTGATTGAAATGATGAATAACATTCCTTCGGAAGATATTGCCATCACTATGAGCGATCCATCGCAGGCTTCACTTCTTACCCGCTGCGACGAAGAAGTAAAAAGCTTAACCTATCTATTAATGCCTTTATCAATTAATAATTAAAGTCATGGGAAAAGAGAACCAATCATTTAAACAGGTTATTCAATCTTATTTAGAGCAACGTGCAAAAAGAGATTCCCTCTTTGCCACCTCTTTTGCGAAGCAAAATAAGAATATAGATGAATGTTGCAATTACATTATAGGTGAAGCTAAAAAACGTGGTGGTAGTGTTGTATGTATGTCTGATGATGAAGTATTCGGATTAGCAGTTCATTACTACGATGAAGATGATATCAAAGTTAGTAAGCAAACCAATTATAAGGTATCAGCTGGAAATGTGAAAAAAGAAGCATCTACAGAACAACCAGAAATTAAAAAGCCTGCTTCTGCCCCTAATAAGCGTAAAGGGATGAAAAAGCAAATACCTTCCGGACAATTTTTATTATTTGAAGACTTATGAAGCCAAGAACGAAATTACAGCTTAGAGTAGCAGGTTTAAGTAGCCAGCTACCTAATATTGAGAATATGATGATTGACTGGGCTAAAAGCGATTGTTTAAAACATATAGGATATGCAACCAAGACACGCGTTATATGCATGGAATGCGGGCAGCGCTTCTCTCCGGAACCTGTAAAGCGTAAGCGTGCTATTTGTCCTCATTGTGGTGCATCCTTGAAGATAGAACAGTCAAGGAAGCGTACAGACAAACAATCGATGTTTATTGCCAAAGCGGAAATTTGTGAAGAATTCCAAGTTATCCGAAGCTTTGAATTGATTGCTTACTATCAGGCAGAAGCGAATCCTCGTTATTTTATTCGTGAGATACTGCAACATTGGATAAAAGATGATGGCAACCGGGAGGTAGTAGCTCGTGCTAACAATACGGGATATTGTGGATGGTGTGGAGATTTGGAGATACGTAATAAAGTTGTTGGATCATATTATTACAGTTGTAGTAATGATGTTTATTGTGAACGCTATCATCCAGCCTCCGTCTTTAGACCTAAGTATATTCAAATGGGTATAGATTGTAAATTACGCGGTATGTCATTTCTTACTGCCACCATTACAATTCCCCATTTTCCCAAGGCTGAAACACTTCTAAAGGCAAGACGTTATGAATTAATAGATTATTTCGAGGGACACCGTTACAAGATTGATATGTATTGGCCGTCTATTAAAATTTGCCTTCGAAATAAATATCGGATTAAGGATGTTTCCATGTGGTTTGATTATCTGAAACTACTTGAACATTATCGTAAGGATCTGCATAACGCCCATTACGTTTGTCCTAAGAATCTAAAAAAAGCCCATGACTTGTATGTGGCGAGAAAGAAACGTGATGATGAAAAAGAACGCAAGGCTAAAGAAATGCAACAATTGCTTAAACTCAAGAAGGATGCAGAGAATTATATCAAAGAAAAATCGAAGTTCTTTGACCTAAAAATGTCTGATGGTAAAATAGTCGTAGTACTGCTCAAAAGTCTTGAAGAGTTTCAACAAGAAGGTGAAATCATGCACCATTGCGTCTTTACAAATAAATATTATAAAGAAAAGGATTCACTCATTCTTTCTGCTCGAATCGGCAAGAAACATATTGAGACCGTAGAGGTCAATTTAAAGACATTCAGTATTGTTCAGTCCCGTGGAGCCTGCAATAGTAATACCGAGTACCATAACCGTATTATCGGACTCGTGAAAAAGAATATGAACTTAATACGTCAGAAACTGACGGCATAGCATACAATGACCTATATAGATTATATAAACCAATTTTGGAAGATGAATCGAAGTGTAGAATTCAGCCCGAACGAAGTCTTTTTGTACTTCTATCTCTTGAATGAGTGCAATATTCGGGGTTGGCAGAATCCGTTTGAACATCCCAACAAGACTATCGTCCTCGCAACCGGTATATCAGAGAAGACCGTCATTGAAGTTAGGAACAGATTGCAGCAAAAAGGTTTAATAACTTTCGAATCGGGTAAAAAGAATGCAAAATCGCCAGTTTATTACTTACTTGACGAAAGTAAAACGGTAAGTAAAGAGGTAAGTAAAACGGTAAGTAAAAGGGTAAGTAAAACGGTTAACATTAAAGATAAGACTAAAGACAATAAGACAATATCTCCCTTACGCGTGGGAGATCTGTTTCCGGCTGATAGTTTTTTCGACAAGTCTTTGGACGACTGTTATACTGAACTGAAATCAAATCGGTCATGGGCGGAAACAGTAACGATGAATACTCGTTCTTCCGGCAACCCTGATTTCACGCTAGAAACCTTTTATGGGTATCTGGAGAAGTTCTTTATGAAATTGCAAAATGAAGGAGAAACGGCGAAGTCGCCTAAGGATGCGATGTCTCACTTTGCCCGATGGCTGACATTTGAACTTAAAAACAAGAAAGATGAACGGAGAATTAATAAAAACAGGACTGCAGGTGGTGCTAAGACCGTCGCAAATAGTCCAGGAGACAATAGTAACCCCAAAGGAGTTAACTCCGATACAACAGGCCTTACAGACTGGATCGACAGCCTCTCAATTGGTCGCTGAATGGAGTGGGACAATCGCGCAGTTAAACTGTAATGTCGCATTATATGACGTGGCTAATGCAGAGCATATACCTACTCTAGCAGACGTAAACAGGAGCTTTAGCAACTCAACATCGATAGAGATCATTACCGAGCATTTGAAATCTGTATTGAGATATGCCGGTGTTGAATTGACTAATGCCCAGCTAGCGGAAACAGCCTTGTCGATACTATCCAGCTACTGGTACCTGAATTTAGCCGAGTTATGTATTTTCTTCTCCCAGTTAAAGAACGGCAGTCGCGGACAGTTCGTTTGGGGATCGAAGATCAACAATCAAGCAATCATGGTTGCACTTGCCGATTTTTGCAAAGACAGACGCCGTGAGATTGAGCATAGAGAAAATGAACTTGTACGAAAAAAGGCTGAAACTGGCTATGCGCGTAACGAGAACTTGATTAAAGATATCGTTACGGGAGTTCAAAATACCAGAAGAGAACGAGAAAAAGCAAAACAGGATTTCAAGGCCTTCTGTGAGCTATTTCCATATCTGCCTGATAAGTATGAGCCCAAGGTACTTTGGAAAGCATGGGGAGGCAATAAAGAGGCTCTACGTAAGATTTACGGTGAAAGTACTCCTCCCCCTGATGTAACCGAAATGGATATCGGGATGTATTTGTGTAATTACAACATTGCCAAGGGTAAAGAGTTGGAAAAATAAATGCGGCCGGCGTACCACCACCGACCGCTTTCATAAGTATAAAGCTTTGTATTGCTATTAGGAACAGCAAATATATAAAATCTTTGTGCTTATGGCAAGTGAAGCAGTAAATAATTACATAACTAAACGCTACGAACGCTGGCTTGATTACTCTTTGTATCATTGTGGGCTTGCTGGTATTTCAGACGAAGCAACAGACGTCTTGAATGAGGTCATTTGTTCGCTCCTTCAAAAGAAAAGCAGGTTACTGGATAAATTACTTGAGACAAAAAGAAATGGCTATACAGAGCTTGATTTCTTTGTTTTGAAGATGATAAAGCTAAACGCATCCTCTCCTACTTCACAGTATAGGAGTAGATACAAGCCCCTGCCTGTGGATGATAATGTAGATTATTCCAGGCTAGATATTGAGGATATTTCAGATGAATCAGAAGATCGAAACGCTGAAATATTAGACAAGCTGCACATAGTAAGGGAAACATTCGAAAGTCTAAACCTTGGTACGACAGCTACCCGCATTTTTGAGTATCGTTTCTTCCAGGATGGCAATTTCTCTGAATGGGAAGGTCCAGAGACATTGAAGCAGCTATATGAGATATATAACGGAGTGCAAGAACTTATTAGAAAGAAAATAGCCGGGGAGTCTATATTTTAGTGAAAATTCCTTGGTCATGGAAGAAAATGTAGAAATTAAGATTGATCCCCGGAACTATCGTATCCATGGGGATGAAAACAAGCGGCTTATCCACAAAAGCCTGGTTGAATGTGGAGCCGGTCGATCCGTATTGGCCGACCGTGACAATGTGTTAATCGCTGGAAATGGCGTGTATGAGGAAGCTCAAAAGTTAGGACTCAAAGTACGTATTGTTGAGTCTGACGGTACCGAGCTTATTGTTATTAAGCGCAAAGACCTATCTACGGAAGATGAAAAGAGAAAACTGCTAGCTCTAGCAGATAATCATACTTCCGATACTTCTGAATTCGATTGGAAGTTAGTGATAGAAAACTTCTCGCCTGATGTATTGAATGATTGGGAGTTTTCAGTAGACGAGATCGAACTTTCGACTGATATCCATAATTCTGACGATGAGAAAGATAATAATCTTTATACAAAAAAAATAGTATCTCCAATCTACACACCGACTGGCAATAAACCTGCAATATCAGAACTCTATAATCTTGAAACTTACAATTGTCTGATGAAACAAATTCAGGAGTGTAATTTAGACAAGCAGACTAAAGATTTTCTTCAGATTGCAGCTTCAAGGCACATTGTTTTCGATTATGGAAAAATTGCTGAATTTTATGCTCATTCAAACAACATCATTCAAAATTTAATGGAAAATTCAGCTCTTGTCATTATAGATTTTAATAAAGCTATTGAACTAGGATATGTTTGTTTAAAGAAAGAATTGTCAGACTCATATTTGGAGGATTATAGCAATGATGAAAAATAATAGCTTCGTTGCATTGATACTTACACATGGGCGTCCTGACAATGTACATACAGTAAAAACATTACGGAAATGTGGCTATACAGGTGATATTATCATAGTATTAGATAATGAAGATCCGAAGATAGATCGTTATCGCAAAAACTACGAGAACATATATGTATTCGACAAAAAAGAAATAGCATCAGAAACAGATGAGGGTGATAACTTCAATGATCGTCGAGCTATTATTTATGCGAGAAATGCTTCTTTTGAAATAGCAAAAGAAAAAGGCTACCAATATTTTATTGAGTTAGATGATGATTATACGGAATTCTCATACACTTATAATCAATATGGTGAAATGAAGCAGAAAAACATTATCAATCTTGATAAAGTACTTGATGCTCTAATTGATTTCAAAAATAAAACAGGTGCTTTAGCTGTTGCATTAGCTCAAAGAGGAGATTTTATCGGAGGAAAGCAGAATAATATAGTTCGTGGTGAATTACTTAAACGGAAAGCAATGAACTCATTTATTTGTGATACAAACATGCCTTTTAAGTTTTTTGGTAAAATTAATGAAGATGTAAACACCTACACTTTACTAGGAAGTAGAGGAAATTTGTTTTTTCAGATTCCGCATGTTTCTTTGAATCAAGTAACAACTCAACAATCAAATGGCGGAATGACTGATATATATTTAGATAGTGGGACTTATGTTAAGTCTTTCTACACAATTATGTATGCTCCTTCTTGTACAAAGATACGCCCAATGGGAAGTGTGTATAGACGCCTACACCATAGTATTAATTGGAATAATGCTGTTCCTAAAGTAATTCCAGAGAACTGTAAAAAGTAACCCCTATTTATATTTTAATTTGAAGATTATCCAAGCTAAGGCAAGAGTTATCACAATTTGTTAGTTATTGTTAGTTTATGACAGAGAAGAAGAATCTGGCCGAGAAGAAAAAAAGAGGGCGTAAATCAGAGTACAGAATAGAGTATGCCGATCAAGCTCTAAAGCTTTGTTTGTTGGGTGCAACAGATAAAGAGCTCTCCGAATTCTTCTCTGTTTCAGAGCAGACTTTAAACAAATGGAAGAAGGATTATCCCGAATTTCTTGAGTCCCTAAAAAAGGGGAAAAATATAGCAGATGCTAACGTTGCATCGAGACTCTATAACCGTGCTATTGGGTATAACTGTAAAGCAACAAAATTTGCAACATCGAACGGGAAGATTACAGATTCGAAGGAATTTATAGAGCATTATCCTCCTGATACAACAGCCGCTATTTTCTGGTTGAAGAATCGACAGCCGGAAAAATGGCGTGACAAGAAAGAAGTAGACGCGAATGTAAACCTTGGTGATGAATTGGAATCATTGACAGACGAACAACTTCAGGCTATTATTGATGGTAAAGAAAAAGAGTGAAAGAGAAATACTGCTTAGACAAGCGAAAGCAGCAACTATACTTCGCAAGCGTGAAGCCCGGAATGATTTCTGGGCTTTCTGCTTATACTATGATCCTAAGTTCTTTGCCAAACGATTATTCTTGAAGAAAGTAGCCGAAGCGTTCATGCGTGTGTATACCTCCTATTTAGCTAATATTATCTATCGCCTTGCTGTCAGTATGCCGCCACGTGCCGGTAAGTCTTATATTTCCTCATTGTTTATAGCCTGGATGTACGGTCACTTCCCGGAAGAATCTGTAATGCGTAACTGTTGCTCTGATACTCTTTACAATAAGCTGTCATACGATACCCGTGATATTGTAAAATCTAAGCGTTACAAAGAGATATTCCCTGATATTCATCTGAAAGGTGATAAACAGAATGTGAAGAGTTGGAATGTGGAAGGCGCTCGCCAGGTATCTTATTTCGGTGGTGGTGTTGGCGGCACCGTGATCGGTTTCGGTGCATCAATGCTTGCCATGACCGACGACTTATACAAGAGCCTGGAAGATGCGTTATCCGACAATAATAACGAGAAGGTATGGTCTTGGAAACAAGGTACGCACGATTCACGTATTGAGGGAAGCTGCTGTATGATTGACATTGGTACCCGCTGGTCCTCTAGTGATGTCCTCGGACGTATGGAAGAAGCCGGCAAGTATAATGAAATCATCCGGATCGCAGCTCTTGATGAAAACGATGAAACTTTTTGCGCTGATGTACATACTACGGAATATTACCAGGAACTACGTTCTGAAACCGACGAAAGTATTTGGATGGCCGAATATATGCAGGAACCGTTCGAGGCCAAAGGGTTACTATTCCCCAAATCGTCTCTCATGCGCTTCAAACTAGCCGATATTGCAGGAAAGAAACCTGATGGGACACTCGGATCTTGTGATACAGCCGATAAAGGTGATGATGATTTCTGCGCACCATTCGCAAAGGTATTCGGACCGAGATATTTCATTACCGACGTTCTTTTCACAAAGGATCCTGTTGAAGTTACAGAACCGCGCCTGGCACAGATGGTTATTGATACAGAGTGCGATCAGCTACGCATTGAATCAAACAATGGCGGGCGTATATTTGCTATCAATGTACGCAAACTTGTTACAGCTAAAAAGAAATCGTGTGTTATTCAAGCCCGGCCAACAACCCAGCACAAAGAAACGCGTATCATAATGAAAGCCGGCTGGATAAAGAAACATTGTGCTTTTCTTGATGAAACAGAATATTCTAAAGGATCAGACTACGGTCGTTTCATGAAGGCGTTTACCAGTTACAAGCGTGAAGGAGATAACTCACATGATGATGCGCCGGATGGCATGACAATACTTGCAGAGTTTGTCGAATCACTTGGATTGAAGTTTAAAAAGACTACCCGTAAAGTTGGACGTGGGTAATTCTCGTTTTCATTATTAACAAAAAAGTGTTGTTATTACATCATATAGCCATTCAATCGTTGAGTATCTTTTAGCTTGTTCTTTATACATCCAATATTTTAATCGAATCAATAGATACAGAGTGACTATGCCTAATTTTTTTCTCTTGTTATTTTTTCTACAAAACATAATATACCGAATTTAAAATTAATTCGATATTGCTCTGCCTCGCTCTGCGAAAATACAAAATGATTCAGCCTATATCCGAGAAAACACCTATGAATTTTGAGAAATGTTATCTTACCGCTTCAGGAAATACTTCTAGGGCGTATATTTTAAGAAAAAAGTATATGCCAGACATTAAGGATATTCTGAAAAATGAAGATTTCGGTAGCATAGTAGGTGATTTATGCGTTGATACCCGTGAAAATCGTAATCCTCGTGAGTATATGGAGGAATACAATGGAGACAGAACCCGTCGTAAAGAATCAGTTGGGTATCGGGACCCTAAAAAGATTGCTGTATATTCAGATACAGAAGTAGAAGTTGACCCCGAAACAGGAGCCGAAAAGCCCAAAAAGCTTGAAGATAAGACAGTAGATGTTGCAAAAGTCATTACCAATCTGCCAAAGAAAATTGTCCGCACTTCTGTTGCCTTTCTGTTTGGTGGAGAAATGACAATAACAGCCGAAGATCCGAACGATGGATTCAGCGAGTTCAAAAAAGTCTATAAGCGTAAGCTCAAGATGCAGTCTGTATTGAAAGAGTTTGCCCGTAAAGTTCTATCCGAAACTAAAGCAGCCATTGTATTCTATCCTGTTACCCGGGACGATGGAAAAAGCCAGCTAAAGGTCAAGATCCTCTCTACTCCTAAAGATAGCAATACCGAATGTGAATTCTTTCCACATTTCGACGAGGACGATGATATGGACGGTTTTCTCTATAAATACAATGCAGAAGTCAATGGCCGTACTTGTGAATGCGTGAAGATATACACGAAAGAAGTTATCTATTCAGGGATAATGGATGGCATCTGGAAAGTGAAAAAGACAAAGAATCGTTTTGGCAAAATTCCGGTAGTATATGCCGAAGTTGATTGCCCTGATTGGGAAGATGTTGCCAACTTGATAGATAAAAAGGAAATGAGGCTTTCCCGTCTATCTGACACCAATGATTATTTCTCTGAACCTATACTGAAGACTTACGGACTCGCTAACCTCCCAAGTAAAGAAACTGTTGGCAAAGAACTAAACTTTACTATGGAAGTAGATGCGGATACCGGTACGTCGTATCACGGTGACGCCGATTACTTGGCGTGGCAACAGTCTTGTGAATCCGTTACACTTGAACTTAACCAACTCGACGATTCAATACATTCCGGAGCTTCTAGCCCTGACCTATCTATGAGTAAGTTAATGGGACTTGGCAACCTTAGTGGTACTTCCCGCCGTTTTATGATGATTGACGCAGAAATTAAAGCCAGCGAACAGATGGAAATATTCGGTCCTGCTGTTCAACGTACTGTTGCTATCGTTCAGGCAGGTATGGCTAATATAACACATACTAAGTATGCATCACAGCTAAATGATAATTTTATTGAGGTGGAGTTTGGCAGTATTCTCCCACAAGACCTGGCAGAAGAACTTAAAAATCTTGAAACAGCATCCCAATTTAATAGCAAAGAGACAATCATTAAAAATTCGCCATATACGGATAATGTTGAAGAAGAGTTGGCCCGCAAGAAGCAGGATGAGAAAGATACAGCTCAAAACAACTCATTCCTAGGAGCTACACTTTAACTATGCCTGGACTTTCTTTCTACGATAAACAGCATATACAGAAAGTTGCTGCACAGCAGGCCGTAATAGCCAATATCTTTAATCAGTTTATACTTTCTGTTTCCCCGTATCTCCGTAAATGGTCAGATGCGGGGAAAAACAATGTATGGATAAGCAATCAGGGAATAGAGAGTGCGGTTGACCGGGAACTACTAAACCTTGAATCAATGTTATATGCTAATATTTCCGCATTCCAAAAGGATGGCTGGGAACGAGCAGAGAGGAAGAATGATGATTTTATTTCCCTGTTCATCAAGGGAATGTCTATTTCTAGCGCAACTAAGGATGGAATGTTTACTCATAGCCTATCTGCATTTGAGGCTCTAAAGAATGATATAGATTCCAACGGTCTAAAATTGTCTGATAGAGTTTGGAATATTACACAGCAAACGAAATCGCAACTCGAATTCTATCTTGATAGCGGCGTAGTTGCCGGACGTAACTCAAACGGAATCAGTAGTGATATACGGCAAATTTTGCAAAATCCCCAAAAACGTTTTCGCCGGATCCGAAATGAGAAAGGTGAATTGGTTCTATCACAACCGATGAAAGATTATCATCCAGGGCAAGGTGTATACCGCTCTGCATACAAGAACGCTCTCCGAACATCTGCAACAACTACGAACACAGCTTATCGTAGTGCAGACTATGAACGTTGGAGTAAACAGGATTTTATACTAGGAATTGAGATACAGCGTTCGGCCAATAATCGCGGACCGTGTAAGATCTGTGATGCGATGATTGGAAAATATCCGAAAACGTTCAAATTTACAGGCTTTCATCCTTTTTGTATCTGTTTTGCTACTCCTATCACCATGGAACCGGAAGACTTTGCTGATTTCTTGCTGAATGACACAGTTCCGCAAGGTCAAACTATTACGGATATTCCCCAAGCGGCAAAGGATTTTGTCAGCGAGAATAAGGATGGATTTCAATCGGCTTTCTGGTATAAGGATAACTTTACCAATGATGGAGGACTACAAAGAGAAATAGTTTCCCAACCTATTACGAATGAAGTTATAAAGGTTTCTAAACCTAAACGTATCAAGACTGATACTGAAATTACAGATATTAAACAAAAATGGAATGAACGAAAACTCTATAACAAAATAACCAACACAGAGAATGAAATACGCCTGAATAAAAGCTTTGAAACAGGAGTCTTATTTGACAAGAATGGTAATGTTGTAATCGATAAGCGCGGAGCCAAATATAGTGTTGAGTTTACGGATGAAGAATGTGCGAAGATGAAGGATTGCATTTTTACACATAATCACCCAAGAGGCTGGCAAGAGCCAGAAAAGAGTTTGGGACGAATTGGCAACTCATTCAGTCCGGCTGATATGTATCTTGCAATAGCCCATAATGTATCAGAAATGAGAGCTGTAACACCTAATTATACATTCGCTATGAAACGTCCCGAAGAAGGATGGGGAATTACAATTAGTAAATTCGAAAAGCTAGTGAATCGGGAGAATAACAAACTAAGAGCAGAGTTTACTGCTAGAATCAATAATAATACACTATCCCCAACAATGGCTTCAGTGGTCCATTATCATATATTATGGAAACGGATATCCGAAAAAATGGGATGGAGTTATACAAAAGCGAAAACTCGTTAATTGAATTCTTTTAGGAAGACGAACTCCCCTTTTTGGTCGCTTTCTCTTTTGTCATGTACCTGTGAACCATCAAGGTATTTAACAGGAATACCATTAGGGTATGCCGGGCATTTTAATTTATCAAAATTAAAATGCTTGCATTGTGTACACTTAGATATATACACATTGTAATATTCATGTCTATCTTCTATATAATCCATTCTACGCTTTAACTTAATTACAAATGTATGCATTTGATTCTGAAATAAAATATATAAGCAGGAAAAATTTACTCCCAATATATTTTAAGGAAAAAAGTATGAAGATTTTAGCAACCATCAAAGCAGCTTTGAAAAAAGCTGGAATTCCTGAAAAGTATGCGGCCAAGGTGCAAGCTCTTTTCGACATCGAAAGTGAAGAGAATCTGGATAACTATATTGGGCTATTCAAGGATAATATTCTTCCGGACTTGGTATCAAATGAACAAGGCAGTCAAGCCAGTATTGATGCTGCTATTGCCGCTTATGAGAAAAAACACGGTTTGAAGGATGGAAAACCTATTGAGACAACTAAGACTAAAAAAACAAAGAAGCCGAAAGATGACGAAGAAGATGAAGACGAGGACGAAGATCTCGAAGGCTTGCCTGCTTCTGTTGTTAAGTTGTTGAAAGCCCAGCAGAAACAGATTTCCGAGTTGGCTGCATCTGTCTCTACTGTCGCTACAACAGTCACTACTTCTACGAAGCAGGCATCTGCTAAAGCATTGTTTGCAGATTCTAAACTCCCTGCAAAATGGTTTAATCGTATTGATGTCAATTCTGAAACTTCTGTTGAAGACCAGATTAAAGAGCTTCAAGAAGAATTTGCCGAAATTAAACAATCTGTTATTGATGATGAAGTCGCCGGTGGTGATTACAAGCCTAATTCCTATAAGCCCAAAGAACGTACCGAACAGGAATGGTTAAAGTTAATGGAGGATGAGGAAAGCTCTGATAATGGCACTGCTAGCCTTGGTCTAGAAGAATAATTATTAATATTAAAAGCTATGTTCAGAAAAAAACAAAGTGAATTTCAGTATGCTCCTGGTATCGAAAAGATTATCGAGGACATTCAGGGCGGTGGAACTATTGCCCGCGCGGAACTGAAGGGAATCATCGACGAGCTTCCTCCGCTTGTAATTGTGGGTAAAGATGCTAATGGCCTTTACCATGTTGTTAAAACCGGAAAAGTTACTGCTGTCGCGGCTGCCGATGCTGTTGCTATTCAAATCGCAAAGAATCATGTGTTTAAAGTTGGGGAAGCTGTTACAATCGGCGGTGCTTTAACCGGAGCTTCTGATGTAATCTCTGCAATTGACAAAACCAATGCAGCTTATGACACAATAACTCTTTCTGGAGCTATTGGAGCCGCAAAGATTAATGATGTCTTAGTCCTTGTTACTGCTAAAGCTGCTGCCAAAGCTGCAAAGTTCAAGTATACCCCGGAGGTTATCACTATGAACAAGGTTGATGTAACGGTTGCTAACCAGCAATCAGGACTTCTGGTACGTGGTACTGTAAATGAGGCAGTAATGCCCTACCCTATTGACGAAGCAATGAAGGCATTGCTTCATTTTATCCGTTTTGTGTAATCCATTAATTCATAATTATGTATGGAAAGAAGTTTAATTAAACAAGTGAACCGTAAGAATATGGGTGCCCGTCTTAACTCGCGTAAAGTTAAGCCGGTATTCTTCCCTAATTTCTTTGGTGTAAAACAGAAGAACTCTCTGAAATGGGAAACTCTTACTGGCGAAAAAGGTGCACCGGTTATCGCTGATGTTATTTCATTCGATTCTTCCGCACCGCAAAAGAAACGTGAAGTTATCGGCAAGATGTCAGGTGATATCCCTAAGACTGCCGTAAAACGCGGTATGAACGAAAGCGACTGGAACGAATACCAGCAACTTAGCCGGGATTGTGAAGGTGATGCAGACTTGAAATCAATTCTAGACCTTGCTTTTAAAGATCAAGACTTTGTATATAACGCTGTTCGTGGCCGTTTCGAATGGTGGTGTATGCAATTGATGTCTAAAGGTGGCTTCATTCTCAATTCAAGCAATAACAATGGCATTGTTACCGAAGAATTTGTAGGCTGTGGTATGCCTAATGAAAACAAGAAAGTTGCTGCTGTGGATTGGTCTAAGTCTACAACGGCCGACGGCTTACAGGATATTGAGGACACTGTGGTTGCCGCTTCTGCCGAAGGTGTTACTATCAAATACGTAGTAATGCGCAAAGACAGATTTGCTCTATTGAAGAAGCAAAAGGCTGTTATTGAAAAGGTAAAAGGCTGGATCAATCAGAAAGAAAAACTGACTATCTCCAAGAAAGTTATCAATGAGTATCTTGCTGCCCAAGAGAATACGGAAGGTGTTCAGATCGTTCTTGTAAGTCCATCCGTTCGTATTGAGAATGCCGCTCATCAACGTACTACAGTAAATCCATGGGAAGCTGCCAATATTTGTTTCTTGGAAGATTTGCAGTGTGGCGACGTTCAGCATGGACCTATTGCAGCAGAACACTCTGTTGAATACAAGAAGAAAGCTACAACGCTGAAAAAAGACTTTGTTTTCATCAGCAAATGGTCTGAACTGGAACCGTTCAAGGAGTGGACTAAAGCGGAAGCCAACGCAATTCCTGTAATTAATGATCCTGATGCAATGTACATCATGAAAACTGATGGCCAAGCATGGGAAGAAGGTGAAGATACTGAAAAAACAGATGAAGAGTAAACTATATGGCAACAATCAGAGAAACAATACTGGAATATCCTTCTATTGAGGATATGGAAAGCTTCTTAGATAAGGTAGTCTTCGTCAAGCGGGGCATCAACCCCGAAGCGGAATGTACTACTGAAAACATGAAGCAAGTTGGTCTTTGTGTCGCTGATACGTACGCCATGTTAGTAAACTCACAGGATTTCAGTGAGAATAAGCTTTCTATCACTCATCTCCGTTCTTTCTATGTCCAGACTGCAAAACAACTGTATATAGAAAACGGGGAGCCGGAGAAAGCCGGTAAACTCGGGAAACGAATCATTATCAAAGGAAAGGCTGGTAACAGATGGTAAAACGATATCCACATACAGCGATAGTCACTATCGACGTTAACGGAAAGACAGTAAACGGTGAATGGGTTCCGGGGAAACCGATTGAAATATCCGTTCCCGGACGTTATGATCCTGTAAGTGATGGTACTGTTGTCTATAAACGTAATTCTGCTGGTGATGAAGCGCAAGTACATGGCTATTTTTACACCAAAATCCAACCGCCGGCAGACAGTAAGTTTTTGCGTTTGAAAGTTGATTCCAAAGGCGTAGATGTACCAATTATTTGTTGGGAATCTTATCAATCACATTCAATTATCAACGTATGAAAAATGGCATGACTCCCCTATTCGACCAACATTCACTAGAACGTTGGTTCGATCACTTTCAAAGCAAAGCAGAAAACAAGATACTTGTATTGCTGCAGGCAGGAGGTGAAAAGTTTATCGATATAGCTCGCCAGAACGGCTCATATAAGGACCAGACTGGCAATCTTCGTTCATCTATCGGATATATAATTGCGAAAAACGGAGAAGTGGTTGCAGAGAACTTTACTGAAAGTGAAAAAGGAACTGACAAGACAACCGGTAAGTATAAAGGGCGTAGGCTTGCAGAAGAAGTATCTCTGTCTCATTCCGGTGGTTATGTGTTGGTTGGTGTTGCAGGAATGGAATATGCGGCTGCCGTGGAAGCTAAAGGATATGAAGTCGTTTCAGGGGCTAATACGCAATGTGAGAAGTATCTAAGGGATACGTTGAAATCAGTTTTTAGCAAGATTTGATTATGGATGAATTTGACGCTGTAGATATAGTTTATAATGCTGTGGCCGCTGCGGGCACCGATGTTATGATTTACAAAGACAAATCGGAAGCAGGCTTGACCAATGAACATATCGTTATCAATCATCTACAATTGAATGAACTCGACTTCATTAATAAAGTGCCTATTAACGTCAACATCTTTGTCCCTTTGAATGAAAATGGTATGCACCAACGTCAACGCATGAAGGAAATTAAGCGTAAGGTGCGGAAGTCGCTTGATTCAATCAATAGTAATGACGGTGTATGTAAAGAAGTGACAATTCTCTGGAGTGTTCCAATGCCGGACTTGAAAGAGAAATTCGCTTGTACAAATATTAGACTAGAAATTTTAATAGATCAATAATTATGACAGGAGAAGTAAGACCTATCGCTATGGGCGTAGGTAAAATTAAATTTGGAACAGTCGGAGACGGTGTTCCAGGAGCGGACCTCAAAGATTTTCCTCTTCCGACAAAAGGAAGTGTTGCATTTAACTTTGCAGATCCCAAGGAAGTGAAGATTGAAGTAGAAGGTAGTGAAGAACCCCTTTATGTTGAACTGGTGAAAGATACGACAGATTATGTTGAGTTCTCCATCCCTACTCCATCCAATGAAGTCCTTAAAGAACTGGCAGGCGGTGAAGTAGATACAACAGGAGGAAAAAATATCTGGAAAAAGCCTCTTAGTACTCCTTCTATC